ACTGAGGTGGCAGGTGGTACGATCACCGCTGTCAACGAAGCAGTAAAGGCACAGAAGCTGATCCAGATCGCACTGGGTGTAGCTTACGGGGAGAATGGAGAGCTGCTCGAACTGGACTGTGGTCCGCGGATCAGCGCCGTGAAGGAAGTCATTGAGGAAGCAGGAGAAAAGGTGATCCTCTTTGTTCCCCTAACGGGAACTCTGCGGATGCTGGAGCGTGAACTGTCCAAGGACTGGACGGTCGGTGTGGTCAACGGCGAGGTGTCATCCGCCAAGCGCAACGACATCTTCCACAACTTTCAGAATGCCCGCGACCCTCGTATATTAATTGCACATCCTGCGACAATGGCGCATGGATTGACCTTGACAGCGGCGTCAACCGTTGTATGGTATGGTCCGATCACTAGTAATGAACAGTATGTTCAGGCCAACGGTCGTGTCGAACGTATCGGCAAGAAGCATGTGTCGAACGTCGTACACATTGAAGCAACTGAGGTGGAGCATCGTATCTATGAACGTCTGCAGAATAAGCAGAAGTTGCAGGGTGTGCTGCTAGACCTGATAGCCCAGATGGGAAAGGAACAACATGTCGTTTAGCATCGAGAAGGATGTCCCGCTGCCGGAGAAGAACGTGCGCTGGAAGTATCCATTCGACCAGATGGAAGTTGGTGACAGCTTCTTCGTCGTGAACAAGGACACCACGCAGATGTCTGCGCTGTGCAAGCGGGCTGGCAAGCGCCTCGAAGGGCGCTTCGTTACCGCCAAGACGGAGAAGGACGGCCAGTCTGGCGTCCGGGTCTGGAGGATGGAATGAGCTTTACAGTCGAGCAGGTGGTGGAGACCTATCTCAAACTGCGGAGGAAGAAGGAGGCAGTCGAGAACGAGACCAAGGAAAAGGTGGCTGAACTCAAGGCCAAGATGGCCAAGCTGGAAGCATGGCTCATGCAGAAGGCTGACGATGAAGGCGTCACTTCGTTCAAGACTTCGGCTGGCACGGCCTTCGTGACCAGCACTGACTTCGCCAACGTCGCAGATTGGGACGCTGTGCTTACCTTCATCAAGAACCATGACGCGTTCGACATGCTGGAGCGGCGTGTGTCCAAGACCGCGGTGCGGTCCCACATGGATGAGACTGGCGACGTGCCGCCGGGTATTACCTACGGCACCAAGCTGGGCATCAACATCCGCAAGGCATCAGGGGGTGACGAATGAGGTGGCTTCGCAGAATGGTGCGCCGCTGGTTGGAAGGACCCATGCCGGAGGTGGTTGGTCACGGTGAGCACTCGACGCTGCAGATGCTGACCTCCATGGATAACCCGGCGACGCACGTCGTGACGCCGATCCGCAATGGCTTCCTTATCAGCACTCGCGCCTACAACCCCAATGGTCCGGACAAAGTCGACGCAGTCTACGCAGCAAGCGCAGACGAACTCGGGCCCCTGCTCGTCGCCGAGATGGCGACGCGGCGTCTCACCAAGTAACGCTCAGAGAGGACAACATGAGCAACATCGTACCTTCCAACATCCAAATCCCGGCACACCTCGCACGTGTGGTCGGTCAACCCTCTGCTCTGTCGGCCGCTCTGGCCGGTGGTCTGGCAGGTGGCGCGGAGTTCCCGCGCATCTCCATCAAGGGCAGCCGCTTCCGCATCATCGAGGGCGGTGCCGAGACTGTGCTTGAGGACACCAAGCTGTCGGTCGTGATCGTGGGTGCCAACCCGCGCCTGTCCAAGACGTTCTATGCCAAGCAGTGGACCCCGGACAGTGAGCCCTCGTCGCCTGACTGCTACTCGCTGGACGGCATCCGCCCGCATGGTGAGAGCACCGACCCGCAGAACGACACCTGCGCTGGCTGCCCGATGAACGCGTGGGGTTCCAAGATTACGCCGATGGGCCAGCAGATCAAAGCCTGCGCCGACCAGAAGCGTCTGGCTGTCGTGGCATCCAACGATCCCGAAGGCCCGGTGTACCTGTTGCAGATCACCCCGGCTGCACTCAAGGGTCTGGGTTCCTACCAGAAGGAACTGCAGATGCGGGGCATCCCGGTCGAGGCAGTCAAGACCGTGGTCACCTTCGACACTGACGCCAGCTTCCCCAAGCTGATGTTCAAGTTCGGCGGCTTCCTCGACGAGGGTGAGTACGCTGCGGTCGAAGGGCTGTTCGGTTCGGACAAGGTGCTTGAGATCACTGGCGAGAAAGAGACCGCCGCTGAACCCAAGGCTGAGCCCAAGCCTAAGGCTGCCACCAAGCCCGCCGCTGTCGCTGCCAAGCCCAAGCCCGCTCCGGTCGAGGAAGAAGCCCCGGCACCCAAGCGTGGGTTCGGTGCGAAGGCAGCCGCTCCGGCTGAGGAGGAAGAAGCCCCGGCACCTAAGCCTAAGGCTGCTGCACCTAAGCCCGCAGCACCCAAGGTGGAGAAGGCTGGCGCTGGCTCCCTCGCTGATGAGATCGCCAACCTGATGTCGGACATGGACGATGATGACTGAGCAGAAGCGGATCACGTTCGACAAGATCGACGCGCTCCGTAGGCACATGCTGCTCACGCACACCCAGATGGCAAGGTTACTCGGGGTATCCCGGGTAACCTACTACAACTGGAAAAAAGAGGGCCACCCTGCTGAGCGAAATCTCACGAAAACACGGGCTATCCTAAAGGACATGCTCCGTGTTATGACAGAACACGACTGGCCGGCGCCGGCCGTTGTGGCGATGACTCAGGATGAGCGACTGATCGAGCTACAGAAGTTGCTTCTCGTAAGATAAAGGTAGGGGGCCCCGCGCCCCCTATCGCACCGAGCAGGGTAGGGACATGGACACAACAGAGTTCTTGGGCAGAGTGCTGCCCGACGAAGGGTATTACGTAGCGACAGTTATCAACCCGGACAAACGCGCGCAGAAGTCTTATGAGACCATAGACGCGCTGTCCAATGCGGTAGTCCGGATCGACATCGCTGGTGGTAACGTGTACTACGCAATGTCTTCATTCGTAGAAGCGGGCAACCGCAAGCAGGTGAACGTCAAGCAGACCAAGGCTCTGTTCATTGACATCGACTGTGGCGAGGAGAAGCCCTTCGCCGACCAACGCGAGGGTGCCAGAGCCCTCAAGACATTTCTCAAAGCCAGTGGCCTGCCGCCACCCATGATCGTCAACTCCGGCCGTGGTCTCCACGTGTACTGGCCGTTGACCGAGGCGCTTGCGCCCGCTGACTGGCAGCCTCTGGCTGATGCACTCAAGGAGTGCGCGAAGCAGAACGGCTTCGAGATCGACCCGGCAGTTACCGCCGACAGCGCCCGAGTGCTGCGCCCCGTGGGTACCCACAACCCTAAGAACGGGGCGGAAGTGGTGCTCATCAAGGACGCACCCGACAACGACCCCGACGACCTACGCCAGCTCCTAGCAAACTACATGTACCGTGCGCCCACCAAGCGGGGCTTCGCTGCGCAGGCCAAGCCAGTGTCGAGCATCACGGGAGCGCTTGCGTCCGGGCAGGAGTACGAGCCAGCCGTTGCGGGCAACATCATCGAGGGCTGCGCACAGGTGCGCTGGGCTGCCAACAACCAAGGGGATGTGGAGGAGCCGTTCTGGTATGCGCTGCTCGGCATCGCTGCCTTCTGCGACGACCCGGAAGGGACGGCCGTTGCGTGGTCAGACCAGCACCCGGACTACGACTATAGTCGTACTGTCCTCAAGGTGGAGCAGTGGAGAGGCAAGGCCACAGGACCAACCACCTGTGCCAAGTTCAAGGACCTGCGCTCGGCTGGCTGCAACAAGTGCCCCTTCGCTGGCAGGATCACCTCACCCTGCCAGATCGGACGCAAGCTGACTGAGGCCGAGGGTCCGGCCGAGGACGCGCTCGACGAAGTAGCACGAGAAGTGCCCATGCCTCCGGGCTTCAAGCGTGTGGCCAAGGGCGGCATCGCCCAGACCATCGACGACACGGACATCATGGTCGTACCGTTCGACCTGTATCCTGTGAGCTACGGCAAGGATGAAGCCCTTGGCTACGAGGTCGTCCGCTTCCATTGGAAGCGCCCGCACAAGGGCTGGCAGGAACTCAAGTTCAGGCAAGCCTACCTCGCCGACGGCAACCGTGAGTTCCCCACAGCAATCGCTGACCAAGGTATCGTGCTGCCCTTCAAGGGCATAACCGAGAGGTTCCAATACATGCTTCGCTCCTACATGGATGAACTACGCAGGCTCAAGACAACCACCAACCTCTACACCACGCTGGGGTGGAAGGAGGAGAACACGCTGTTTGTTATCGGCGACAAGCAGGTGCGCAAGGATGAGCAAGGCCAGACCGTGGTCGAGGATGTCGTGCTGTCCTCTGCAGTGCAGCGGATCAGCACCGGGATGTACGGCGCGAAGGGTGACCACGAGAAGTGGGTCAAGATCACCAAACTCATGGAAGCTGCCGGGCTCAAGGCTCACATCTTTGCCATGGGTGTGTCCATGTCCGCGCCGCTCTACCAGTTCACCGGGCTCAAGGGTGCAGTGCTGTCGCTCTACGGGCCGACAGGCAGCGGCAAATCTCTGGCTCAGCTGGCGATGCAGTCCGTCTGGGGCAACCCTGTCGAGTTGCACTACCAGTCTAAGTACACCCAGAACGCGCTGTTTACGCGCCTGTCCTTCTACAGCAACCTGCCCATGACGATCGACGAGACCACCATGATGCCCGACAAAGAGGTCGGCGACTTCATCTACGGTGTGACGCAGGGCCGGGACAAGAGCCGCCTCAATGCCCGGGTAGAGGAGCGTGACCCTAAGACATGGGCCGCACCCGTGACGCTCTCGACCAACCGCCCTATGGGTGGCAAGCTGTTGGCTGCCACCTTCGAGACTGACGCGCAAATGGCCCGGATGCTGGAGCTTTCGTTGGAGAGTTCGGACATCTTCACCAAGAGCACGGATGTGGGGCGCAAGTTCTACAACACCATCACCCGCAACTATGGACATGTCGGCCTGCTGATCCTGCAGTGGCTGGTGGACAAGGGCGAAGCCGCCATCGTCAAGATGATTGCCGACCACATGGTCGCCTTTGAGAAGAAGTACAAAGTCCGGTTCACCGGAGAGGAGCGGTACTGGGAAGTCATGATCGTGCTGGCTGACCTGATGAACATGGTTGCCGTGCAGAATGGCTGGGTGGACTACGACTACGCCAAGGCCACTGAGTTCGCACTGGAGCAGGCTGGCATGATCCGCCGCAGCATCAGCGCCGCCAAGCTGGATGAGTTCGACTTGCTGGGCGAATACCTCAACGAGATGCGTGCTGCCACTGTCCTCGTCTCCCACATCGACGGCCACGATCTGCCGATCTACGATCCCAGCAGGCTGCCGCGCGCAGAGGTCCGGGTGCGGTTCGATCTGTACCGCAAGGCCACCAATGCCAAGAACGATCGCGGCATCCTGCTCGTGGACCGCACCCACTTCCGTCAGTGGATGGCCAGCCGGGGTGGAGACTGGAAGAAGTTTAGCGACGTGCTCGTGTCGGAAAGCATCGACGCCACACCGTCATCCAAGAAGGCCATCCTTGGCAGGGGCATCCCCGAACTGCGGCTCCCTCAGACCTACGTGGTCGGTATCAACATCGCCCATGACCGGCTCAACACTCTCTTGGAGAATGAGGATAACCGGCCGGAGAGCCTGACGCTTGGACAGTTGCGCCCGGTTGCACGTCCGCAGGTTCACTAGTTCTGGATCATCAGGTCGATCAGGTTCTGCAGATCACGCTCGGCAGCATTAGGCGCGGACCGCAAGGTCCGTTCCATGGCTGGACGACGTGCTTCTTTTAGCGCACGCTGAGAGTTCTTGACGAAGTTCTTAATCTCCAGACCAGTGCCCTTGGACCCTGCGTTCCACGTGTCAACTTCCGCTTCGATCTCACGCGCCCGCGCCCGGTCGCCCTCCATCATGGCCTTGACCCATCCAGTCCTGTACGCCGTAGTTTGCTCACGCTGGTAGTCCGTGATGCGTTTGGCCATACCGATCATTTCGTACTGACGGGAAGCCGCGGCTGGGTAGAACCCGAGCACCCGTGCCAGAACGACACCGGCACTCATCTCCGGCGACACAGTGTAACCGCGCCGATCAGTAATTGCACCGTTCTGCATGTAGACGTAGGCTTCACCAGCCGCACGCATCATGGTTACGGGGGACTCGCGCAGTACATCTTCAACATCCACCGTGGCGGTGAATGGGGCCGTGAGCGCCTGTTTGGCAAACGTACCTGTAGCACCAATCATGCCTGCAGCAGGACCGAGGATTTCCATGACAGACCGGAACGGGTCAGCCCCAGCTATGAGAGCGCCCGAGCCCGGCAGCAAATCCCCGAGTGAGGTCTTAGCGGCCACGTCTCCGGGTACGAACTGGTTGACCAAGCCCTGCATAAGCAGCGGCGACATCCCCGGGAAGATGCTGTCCAACATCTGCGCTGCTTCGTAACGGGCGCCCTGCCATCCGGAGATTTTTAGGGTCTGCGCGATGGTGTCGATGACATCTTCAAGGTCTTCCGCGAAGGGCAGACCCGCCAGACCTGTCAGCATCCACAAGGACCCCAACATGAAAATCTGTCCCTTGCGGTCCATGTTGGCCAGCAGCTGGACAGACGTGGTGACGAACACCTTGTACATGTAGGCAAAAGACTGGATGCCCGAGCGCCATGCAGGCGGACGGTTAAGGACGGCGTAGTCACCAAGCGTGAGGTCCAGTGCTTGCAACGCGAACTGTGTCGCTTGGTCGTGCGCCTCGGCTTCTGTCTTACCGGCTGCCAGCTTGCGGGCGTATTCAAGCCGATAGGCTGTAAGACCTGCAGTCTGGCGCGACGCGCGTTCAAACGAGTTGAACGTCCACATCCATACGTCGATGGCTTTCTGGGCAGCCCCGCGAGTTACCCGCCCGCGGGATGTACCGATGAGCGAGTTGGTCTGGGCGGGCGTTAGCTTGCCGTCAAGGATACCTTCCTTGAGAAACTGTGCTTCTCTGGCCGACAGACCAAACTGTTTCTGGAGTTTGTCACTGGCTTCCACCTCAGCAAAAAACTCAGCGGTATCGAACCGACTGTCAACAATACTGCGCCCACCTACCTGCGCAGCAGCACGAACCATCTCCTTGTGGACGTTACCGAGACCGAAGCCCCCACCGAAAGCGGTTTTGCTGTTGTATGAAGCGAGATAGGGGACGACGTTGGTTTCCAGCGCTACGAAGTTCATAGCCCCCGTTGCAACAGAGCCGCCAAGCTGGACCATAGAAGTAATTGCCCGCAAGGCGGACACCCAAGGCTTCGCCCCGAAGTCGGATTCGTCAACGCTTCTGTTGCCCTCGACAAACTCCATCGTCTTAGCGGCTTCGCCGTAGAACTGGTTGGCGCGGTTGGCGGGACCGCCACGGGTCTGCTGTACCATGTGGGCGTAGGCTTCATAGATACGGCGTGCGTCCACCTTGGCCTCACGGGAGACCGTGGGGTCTGCGTCCATAGCATCGGCGCGTTCTTTCAGAACCTCCGCCCAGTCGCGCCCGGTGCGCGGGTCCTTGAGTTCCGCGTTCCACAGTTCATTCGTGGACCTCATGCTGCGGTCCATAAGCTCTGACCTACGCACACGCGTGGCGATCTTGGCCACAGTAGACGCACGACCTTCAATGTGACGAGATGCAGCCATGATCGCGTCCGGGTCGGCGCCGGGAGTAAACGCACGCATCAGGCGGTTACGAGCTGAGCTGTTCTGCCGAGTGAGCGCGACGACCAACTGTTCTAATTTTTGCGGCGACAGGTTGATGTCAAACTGCCGGATGCCGCGAAGGAACTCGTTAAGGTTGAGGTCCGGCGGCGCAGCTACGGTTTCCAGCGCGGTTTCAGGCACAGCCTGTAGCGTTACATTGCCGAGCACGTAGCCTTGTGCGGCGTCGCTGTAGTACATCACCTCGAACGGGGTGTTACCAAAGGCTTCGTTGGCCTTGCCCGACATCTCCACAGCTTCCGACAACGAGTCAAACTGGGAGTAGACCAGTTGCTCCCGGTAGGAGTCCTTGACCTGCACCGGCTTGCCATCGACGAGGGCTACGACACGCATCTGGAACCGCCCCTCCCGAAGGATAGGAACGTACCCGGTGAACAGCGTGCGCTTGGTGTAAGCGTCCGCGTCTTGGTTGGCGATCTCGGCGGTGATGATTTGCTTCACCTTGTCCTGCACCGCGAACTTGTCCTGCACCGCGAACTTGTCCTGCACCGCGAACTCGTCACGCTTGAGGGATAAGCGCTGCCGGAAGCCCTTGAGCTTGGCAATTAGATCGTCTGCGATCTGGGCTTCCATGGCAGCAGGTAGAGTTCTGTCTACTTCGCTGCCTGCCTCGCCCTTGATGAACACACGCGGCTCTACGAGCAGCTTGCGCAGTGCATCGAAACGATCTGTCGACTCCCCAATGAGCGCCATGTTTGTCTGGCGCAGCACATCGTTGGCGTAGGTCTGATAGTCAGGATCGAGCTTGGCGCCGCCGGACTCGCTCACGGTGACGTCTGTGGTGTACAGGTTACTGTACGTTTCGGCCACCGTCACGAGCGCTGCCCGCTCATCCGCAGTTAGTTCTCCATCCGTGACAGACTGCGCCAGTTTGCGGAACATGAGATCGCGGTTGTCGATCAGGCTCTGGTAGTGCGCCTCCAAAAGTTCAAGCTCAATACCGTCCATGGCTTTACGGACGGATTCGTAGCTACGCCACTCGGTGCTGTTCTCGGTCAGACCCTCGATCCCCGGGAAGCGCTCCTTCTTCTTGACGGTCTTGCCGCCCTCCTCGAACTCCACGTCGTAGTCAAACCCGTCGCGCATCTGTTCAAAGGTGCGAGTGCCGTTCTTCTGCAGCCGTTCAATCTCGGGGGTGTTGCGGGTAAGTTTGTCCCCGTCGATCCGGAACAGTGGCACACGACCAAGATCACCGCCTGCTTTCGCGTAGTCAGAGGCGCCGCGGCGGAGACCCGCCATCAACATTTTACTGACAGTGCTACGCTGCGCGTTAGAAATACCGCCAAGCTCTCCGTATACGGCGCGGCTCAGCGCCACCCGCATCATCTCGTTGTACTTGGTCTTGAGCGACATAGAGATGTCGCGGGCTTGCTTTAGGGAGTCATCAAACGCAGCGGACCCGGGGTTAATCCGTGCACGGTAGTTGGCGAGACTGAGCACCTGAGCCTTGAACCGGTCTAGGGAGTCAATCGTGTTGATGTTGCGAGCTTTGATTAAGTTCCACGCTTCGCCAAAAGACTGCGGAGCCACGCCCAAAGCGTCGCGCGTCAGCCCTATTTCGATGTTCACGTCACGCAGGGACTTGCCGGTTGAGAACCGCCCTGTATCACCCGAGGTTTCCACGTTGTGCAAGCGTTGCCCTACAGACCCCGCGTCGAAAGTAACCCCCGTGCCGTAGCGCACGTAGCGCCGGGACTGGTCGAGCAGATAGCGGGTCATCTCATCGCCGTAACGCACGCCGAGCTTGTTTAGGATGCTCTTGATAGAGTTCCACACCCGGGCCACGAGACTGGTGTCGAGAATGGCTGCGTAGTCCGACAAGTATTCTTCCACGGCCTCGGCTCTGGAGAGACCGGGACGCGCAGCCATAGCTGCGTCGGCTGCCCGTGATACGCGCTCATCAAGGTTGTACACCGCTTCCATCAGAGCGTCGAACTTCGGGCCGGGCATGATGGCCCGCAGGCCATAGTGGCCCATGCTTTCGTGGGCTAGGACGAAGTTAAGCTGCTGTTCGGTGGCAATGCGATCGGTGAAGACGACGACCTGACCGTCACCAAAGGAGTAACCCATGGCCTGAGCGGTGTCGAAGTCGCCCTGCGGGCGGGCTGCCACGGCGCGGGCGTAAAGCTGCGGGAACTTGGCCTTGAGGTCAGCCTGATTGCGGACCACGGTGACCTTGGGTGCACGCGCCAGCTTGCCGAGGAAGTTCCTGACCAAGAGCTGCACGCGGCCGGGCGCGATGGCAGTGACGGGCTTGCCGTCCAGATCGACGACACCTTCGATGGTGTTCCAGTTGGCGAGGGCGAAGCCGCCACGAGCAGTCAGTTCGCCACGCTGAACATTCGGCTCGTTCTGGGCGTTGACGTAGGCCAGCAGTGGTACGTTACCCCGCAAGGCGGTACGACCTTCTTCGCCAAGGGCTTTAACCGCCACAGCGGTCTCACGAAATGCCTTTATAAACCCAGACGGTAGATCGGTATTGCTCGCACGGCTCGCGGCAAATACGTCAAGCATCGTGTTCAACGTGTGGATTGCAGTAGACCCACCGACTTGAGATTCTAGAGCTTCACCTGCGGCTTCCATCTCGGGTACAGACCCGACACTTTTATATTTATCCCAGAGTTCTTTCGCATAGGTCTGGTCGGCCTCTGGCAGTGTAGCAATGTACTTTTTGGCACGCTGTAGGCGAGCGCGGTAGGCAGCGGCCAGTTCCGGATCAGTGCTCTTGAGCCCCTTGGGGGTACGACCCTCGGCAATCGCCATCACGCCAAACAATGCTTGGTCACGCTCATCAGCGGCCAACTCAGGGTCTGCTAGTTCCTCGATGTACCCGTCCAGCTCGGCGTCTAACAACTCCACTTCGGACACGGTTTTCGCACCGGCTTCTTCTCCGGCCCGCGCAATAGCTTGCTGTAAGGTAACCGGTTTGCGGGTCTGCGCGGCGGTAGGCGCTGTACGTTCTGCTTCCTGCCGGGCTGCTATAGCCTCACGGTTTTGACGTGGTGTTCTGTAGGTTCCGCCAGCAGTAAACTTGTCGAGCACAGCCTCCACATTGGCTGCAGCGGTAGCTTCTCTACCACCTGTCCTTGTGGCTCCTTTTTCAGCAAGTGTGGCAAACGCACTCGGCCGTGTTGGTGCCGTAGTTACTTCGGTAAAGATCGAAGATGGCACACCCGGGGTCTCGGGCACCGCCTCGGCCCGAGGTTTAGGTTGGGCGGCGCCGCCGCGTTGGACTGTCGCCGCCTTGGGTGCAGCAGCTTTGGCCGCGCCTTTCCGTTGGATCGTGACCTGACCAGTTGGTTTGGTCGGCGCCGGAGGTGGCGGCGGGGGCGCAACAGCGCGGTCGATCGCAGCGTTTACTGCGTCGGGGTTGCTGGCGATGAGGGCACCAAGGCCCTGCGCATCCGTGCCGAGGTCGGCGAGAACAGCCTGCTGCTGTTCCGGGGTGAGGGCACCCAAGCGCTCGATGACGTCGCGCTGCTTCTTCGGCAGCGGCTTGGCTTTCGGTGGGGCCTTAACCTTGGGCGCGGGTGCGGGTGCTGCCTCAGGCTGCACGATATCCGGCACATCCACGATGGGCGCGGCTTTGCCCACCCGGCGGCGCTTGCGCAGCTGCTTATACAAGGCTTGGTCGGCAGTGCCTTGCTGCGTGGCTGCCATCCAGTCGCGCTGTGCTGCTGGCGTCAGATCGCGGAGCGTTACGCCGCTCTGCTCCGGGCGGAAGGATTCCCACGCAACCTCAGCATCCACATAGGCTTCTTGTAGCGCCAGTGCACGGTCCATCCGGGCCGGCTCGACTTGTGCCGCACGCTGTGCGTAAGCCGCCTCGATCTCCGCTGCGCGCGTACCCTCGGCCAGTTGTGCCTGACGCGTTGCGTCGGCAGTGGCCTGTTGCTCCGCTGCTTGCTGTGCCGCAGCAGCCTCACGTGCCGCCATGGCAGCACGCAGTTGGTTACCCATCGCAGTGTCAGTGGTCTGGCCGGTCAGAAGCGGCGTGGGGGCAGGCGCCCCAACGCGCAAGCGTGCAGCCGGTGTAACCGGAGCCGCAGCGGGGGCAGGCGCACCCGTGGGTGCCACACCCTCAGGACCAGCAGTGAAGTCGGCAGCAGCCACACCGGGCGGAGGCAGCTGTGCAGCGGCAGCAGGAGCACCAATTGCACGCAGACGTGCGGCTTGCGGGGCAGCGGCTGCTGCCCCCGGAGGAATGACCTCGCCTTCCAGTATGATGTTGCGATCGCCACCCGGCACAGTGATGTTACCAGCAGTGCGGTCTTCTGGCCGCAGACCACCAGTTGCACCCCGCACGATCGCGGACTGCTGCAGCGTCAGTGGCCGGTTGATGTCGATTACCTGCTCCCCCCCGACGGGCGGGACAAGGATAGATTGCCCGGGCGCACGAGCGACAGATGGTCGTACAGTGGGGTCATAACCAATCTGTAGGCGGGTGGGTGACATCCGGCCATACATGTCAGGCGTAAGTACTTCTTCGGTCGGTGCTTCCTTCTCAGCCGCCTGCTCAGTGGCCGTGATGTTAAGGTCCTTGGGCTTGTCAGTAGGTACTGGCGGCTTGGGAGCGCCACGCGCAAGCGCACCCTGTGGGAGCACAACACCGACACCGCCACCAAGGAGGGCACCAGCGCCAGCCGCGACAAGCATCTGCTCGCCATACCGCTCAGCGATATAGGGGGCCAGTACCTTCCAGTCCTGTGGAGATAGGTTGTCATGCACCATGGGGTCGAACAGCACAGACTCAAGGAAGGTCTGCGCTACCTCCGTACCGGCTTCGCGGAAGCCAGTGGCAACACCAGAGGTCAGACGACGACGGACCACACCCTTGGCTGCGTTCTCAGCCGCGGCCTTAACGACCGGGCTCAGCAGTCGGCTTTCGATACCGAACGTGTCGAGGTAGGAGTTAGCCAGTGCGCCACCGAGGATGCCCACCTTAACCAGTGGATCGCGCAGGTCCTGCTGGTTGCGGACAGCTGCGTCGTACATGCCAGCGAGGTGGATCGGGAAGTTAACTCCGGCGGCACCGGCCGTACCTGCACGTGCGACAGAACCGGCTGCCATACCAGCACGGGAAGCCAGCGATGCTGCACCCATACCACCTGCCAGCGACCCCACCAGCAAGGGGATGGACTCGACGGACCCATCGACGATCTGCTCCCACAGGGAGCTGTTCTCAGCGATCAGTGCAGAGCGCAGTTGTTCGTTCTCAGAGTCACCAAGAAGCGACTCGACCGGGGCCCGCAGCGCAGCACCCGTTTCCTCGAAGCCAGCCAGTGTTGCGGCCGTACCCGGCAGCGTGCCGAGACCGTAAGCGATGTTCTTGAGACCACGACCCAGCAGTTCCCCTTTGCCGCGGCGCTCGGAGAACGACGCAAGATACTGCCCGAACGCGTTACCGGGTAGGGCAACCCACCCAGCGCCAGTAGGGCGCTGGGTATTTCCCGGCATTTGAGCAGCTTCAAGCGCAGAGCGGACGTCATCAGCTTTGAACACACGGTCACCAGCGAACATTTCGTTCGTGGCTTGGTTGAAGTAGGCCGTGGCGGGAGGACGCACTGGCGTACCGGCGGGGGTACCAAGAGTCGGTCCCTCGAACAAACTCGCTGCGCGGGCGTCCCCGGCAGCGCGAACTGCGTTGAGTGTGTCCAGTGCCTGCGGCGCTTGCCGCGGAACCATACGGCCGGAGACTAGTGTATCTGCATCGGTCGGTTGGAGACTACCGGCGCCCATGCGGGTTGCCGGATCATCCCCGAAACGAGCGGACGGGACACGAAGTCCCGCCCCCATTGCTTGGCTAACCGGTCTGTCAAAGAACATCTCAGCCATGTTTACCCTCCGATTTCAACAAGAACGGTCTGCGGCCCTGCGGCCGTATCTTGCTTCTGTAGTTGGAACGCTGCAACCTGTTGTCCGTTGGAGAGCACCACAATCGTGTCCTCTCCGAGCTTCTGGTAGCTGTAGTCTGCGGCCGGACCGGGCAGCTTTCCACTTGCGACCAGCGCCGCTTTGAGTTGCTCGACCTGCACATCGTTTAACTTAGTGCCGAGGTCCTGCTCGATGGCCAGTGCCATGTCGATGGCTTTCTGGTCAGCCTGCAAAGCAGCCTCGTTCTGGTCAATCGCGATCTGCTGGCGGATAGCCTCGTCAGTCTCAAAGACTTTACCTGCGCGTTCTGCTTCCGCAGCAGCAACCTGTGCACGGTAGTTGGCGTCGATTGATTGCAGCATCTGTTTGCCGAATGCGTCGAGGTTAGCATCCTTCTGTTGCAGTTGGCCGTTCATGTAAATGTCGCCCAGTCCGCCACTCTTCGGGATAATGACGACATCAGTTCCTCCGTACACCATGGATGCCACTGCACTCAGGCGCTGGGCGCTAGTGAAGTTCACGGCTTCCTCTACACCGAGTGTGAGTTGCTGCGTCAGGATCATGGTCTCCAGCTCGCGCACCTTGCTGACGGCGGTCATGTAACCATTGAGGTCGCCTCTGTTCATGGCGTCTTGGGCCGCGTAGGCGTACAGCGCACGCTCTTGCTCGGCGATGGCCGAGAAGTTCGGGTCGAACACAGGACTGTTCTGCTGCGAGACAAGTGCAGGCAGGTCCACATTGCCCGCCGGGGTCCTGCCGATGTCGGCGAAAAACATCTCTGTCGGGGTCGGCGCTGCACCAAGGCGCTCACCAAACGTCATGGTCTGGCCGGTTGGCTGCATAGCCCCAACGTCTGCACCGAACCCCAAGGTGTAATCACCCAGTGGCTGATACGGTGCGGGCTCTGGTGGGCGTACACCCGCAGGCGGAAAGCGCATAGCGTCACCGCCCATGTCCTCCAAGGGTATAGTTACGGGTCCGTCGGGACCCTGAATGGTTACTGTCCGCTCCAGCTTGTAACCTACCGGGTAGTATGGACCCGCCGGCTCCCGGCGTGCACCAAGAACTTCGGGACCTTCCGGAGCGGTGGCACCACGGACGGACACGGCTCCGGGCAGTTGCCCCGCCTCGGCGATCAAAGCATCCACTGCCCGCTCGTCGGCGATAAGTGCGTCGAGGTCTTCCGACCCCCCATAGCCCGCTTGTCGCGCGGCTACGTCATCCGCCCGCCGCCGCTGGATGTCTTGTTTAATCTCCTGCATAAGTGGCAAAGAATTGCTATCTAGCCATACTTCACCATAGCCCGGTATGGTGACAAACTGTCCCTCAAGTCGCCCTTGCGTTGCCCGCGCAGCAAAGTCGCCCGGGCGCGCAGACAGGTCACCGGCTCCCGGTGTATAGAATGTCGGCGTCATCGGCGTGCCAAGCGTGTCAGTACCCGCGCCGCCGCTTACAGAAGTCGATCCCGCCCCACCAGAAATGTTGGCGTTAGCTGCTGCAGGCGCGGCAGAAGCCTTGGTACCCATGCTTAGCGGTATACGAACACCGCCCTGTGGGGCAGAAGGTGCGCCGGGGACGGTAGCACCACTGCCAGTGGCTGGCGCCCCAATACGAAAGAACGGTTGCGCAGTTCCAATACCGGCGAGTGCTGCTTTGTTGGCAGCTCTGGCCGCAGCCGCCTCCGCTGCAGCTGCAGCGCGGCGACGCTTAGCCTCCTCGCGGTCTTCGATCTTGAACTGCTGGTCCTGCGCGCGGATGTTCATCACTTGCCGCGACTCGCGCTGGCCTAGCGCGGTGTTGACACCCGCACCGAAGGCTTCCGACATGCCGCCACCCGGAGCGCCGATGCCACCGAGAATACGGTTACCGAATGTTTGGACTACCATGGGTGCCTCCTATTAGGCGATATTACCGTACATCTGCCCGAAACCGCCAGCCAAGTCTTTAGCGTAGTCAGACTTTCGTTGGTACAAGTCTTTGTAGACCGCCATGTTAAGCTCCTCGCCAGTGGTTGGGACACTGGTCGGAAGGGCTGACAGTCCTGCAGCCGTGGTTTGCGCAGCGCGAGCCTGTTCACCAGTGACAGCGGCAGTACCGATCCGAGTGCCCTCGATCGAAGCGCGGCGGCGCTCCGAGTCCTGCAGACCCGGGCGACCAGAGACAGCAGCGGTACGCTCGACATCACGCAAGCCACGCTGAGTACCCATCTGGGCCTCGGCAAACGCACGCTCAGGGTTGGCCTCGCCAGCTTGGAGCAAGGAGCGAGCAGCGCCAAGGCGCTCGTCAAACACGCCACGCTCGATGGCGGCAGTCTCCATGTTGCGCTTAAGGAGTTCGCGCTCCTGCGCTGTCAGGTCCTGCGGCGCTTTACCAAACATGGACATGGCAAGCGGGGCGATGTTGCCGAGGTTAAGGCCAGCGAACATACCGCCACCTGCAGCGGCTGCGCCACCAACTCCAGCGGCAGGAGCCGTACCGAGAATCGAAGCAGTAGAACCGGGGGCAGCGCCACTAAACAGTCCACCGAACAGTCCACCTCCGCCACCGGCGCCAGCAGCGCGAGCAGCACCAAAGCCGCCCAGACCACCAAGGGCAGCGCCGATCATCGGGTTAACCCCCGCCGCGGCAGCACCAAGGCCACCAAGGGCTGCGCCCGTTAACGCAGTACCGATGGTACCGGAGATGCCAATCATGCCCGCGATAGGAGCAGCGATGAAGGGGGCAGCGATCATGGCAACCGTGCCTACGACCTTTTTAATCCCGCGCCAGACTTTCGACAGAAACCCCATCACATCTCTCCTTCTTCGTAGTCATCTTCTTCAACGTAGCTCTCGCCCTTCTTGCCGTCCATCCCGCGCGTCTTGGCAATCAGTTTGTCCAAATGGTCCGTGCCGACCTTCCGAACAACGTCAGCTGGGATAACGTACTCACCCTCATGAGCGTTGATCGGGATCGACCCGTCCGGGTTCTTGCTCTTGGCCGGGAGCGGCCCGCCCTTTTTCATCGACATCTGAGGCGCCTGTCCTGCGGACATCGGTGCAGGCGTGGTCATCTGCCCACCGCCCATTGTTTTGCCAATGATGTAGAGTATGATGAGGAAGCCTTGGTCGTACTCCTCACCGATGTCTTCGGCGTCCAGCATCCCCTGCTGGATCAGAACCTGACGCAGCTGCGGCCACATCTCCGGGTTTTGTAGCGCGGTCGTGGCAACCTGCACAAACATGTTGAGGCTCTGCGCATCGACTTCGCCAGCGGCCATGGCCTGCTGGACCTGAGCCTTGATCTGTTCGACCTGCTGCGGATTCTGCTGCATGAACTGCTGCGCCTGCTGGTCGATGGCAGCAAAGTTAAGCGGACGACCTTGACCGCCCTGCGGAGCCAGACCAACCACGGGAGCGCCGCCTTGTTGCGCAACGTTCATAGCCATGGGTGAGGCACCCATGGGGCGCTGCGGCATACCGCCGGGTCCAACCATCCCGCCTTCGGCGTAAGATTGCATTGGCATATCGAGCATACGCGCGAGCGCCGGTGGAAGATCAAGTGATGCAGTTGACGGGCGGATAGGCATACCGCCCTTACCGACGTAACCACCAGCCTCGTAGGTCGGCACGCGCGAACGCTCAGCGTTCAGTCGGCTCACCTCCTCACCAGTCATGAGATCATCCTGTCCGCCGCTTGGCGAGACAGTCGGGGGGATTACTGGTGGGAGCACGGGGGTTTGCATAACAGGGCGGTCGCGGTCGCCCCGCATCGACATGTCAACGGCCAATCCGCCACGAGTGGCGCCAATGTTGTTCATCTCTGCACTTGTACGAGTGACAGGTCTGTCTCTGGCTGTGGGTGCACCTTGCGGACCGCTGATTGCGGCAGCCACACGGTTGACTCGACTAGTGGGATCGTTGGTGTTGACCCCGCCGGGGTTGTAGCTACCGCCGCCGCCCTGCCCTACAGGTGCGATCCCCATGGCGTTTGCACCACGAGAAAGCGCACCGCCACCCTCGAACGTAGCACCGGAACGGCCCGGACCGCCACCGTCAAACATGTCACGAAGGCCGGTGTAGCTACCCCGGGAAGGACTGCGCGCCATGGTTAGCTCCTTAGCTGAGAAATCAAAGTATTCACTGCTGCCCGCAGCACGGCTACGTCGTTTACCAGTAATTGTACATCACGGACCAGCGACTGATAGTCAGCAAGCGATGGCACTTGCGCACCACTGATTGTAAGTCCGGACCCTACAGCAGAAACGGCGCGGATGGAAGGCTCTGGTGCACTGGCGATAGCCACTGATGATTTAAGCAATGCACGGCTTGTGAGGTCTTGCTCACCACGCGTACCTATCAACAACTCCACGTTCTGCTTCATCGCGTTAAGGACGCGATATTGCCACTCCTCGACGCCAACCTGTGGCAGAGATGGGATGCCTGCAAACCGCGCCATTATGACCTCGTGAGCGATGAGGGCGTTTCGCCCAGATGGATAGCTCGCACGCGTATAGTACCGTCAACCTCAACTTCATAAGTGTCCGTCTTATAACCGGCCGGAAGTCGGAACACATCGCTGTTGCTACGCGTCGTGGTGAGGACCAGATTCTTGTTGGCATAGAGCTTGAACGTAATCGGCTCTGACACAAACCAGTCTACGTCGGCGCTACCCCACTCAACGTCGTAGTCGCCCCAGATGGGCGAGACAGCAACCCCAGTATAGTCCGCAACGACTCGGGCTGCGCCCATGTTGAAAGGCACCTGCGAGATAAAGACCTTGGACTTCCACGCAAAGTCAGCATTGGGCTGCGCCGGGTCATCCCACCGGACGATGTCGCCATCGTCGCCTGTCGTGTAGTAGAGCGCACCCGTCAGCGGATCGAACCATGTGGCGGTGAAGGTAAGCCCGTGGTCAACGAAGTCACCCGGCGTCTGGCCATCCTGCGAGCGGCGGTAGAAGAACGACCCGGTGCTGTGCGAGCCAAAGTACATGCTATCGTAAAACGCCCCAACGATCGTCGATGGGTCGAGCGCCTCGTTCCAAGTGTCAGGGCTATGGGCTGGCGCCGTGGCAATCTGGACACCACCGGCAAACGAGGCAAGAGCCAACCCCTCATGGGTTGCGTACATAACCCCAACGTCAGCCTGCACGATGCTACGCTTGCTGAGGCACGGGTAGTTGGTGGCATATCGCGTGGTCGAGAGAACCGCAGGGTCCGAACCCGAGATCACGTAGGGGAACCCCTCTGTCATGACCAACAGGTCGCTGCCAAGAGCAACCATGCCAACGATGTTGTACTCCAGCGAAATCTTGTACTTTACAGGCCACGCATGAAACTGCCCCGGTTCCGTGAAGTAGATGTCGTTGCCAACGAAGCCGGCCATGATGCTGTTCTGGATAACTGTCACACCCTGCAAGTCTTCCGGCGGAGCGTCGTAGTCACTTGAACTCAGGATGTTGAGCAGGCTGCGAAAGTTGAAGTCATCGGTGAAGTCATATGTCGCGTCGCCCCAGTAGCGTGCCGGGTCCGTCGGCGGGTTTTCAGCGATGTCGTAGTAGACCGTGCCGGTGGCCGCGGTGGTGGCCGTTACCGTGCCTGCCTGCGCGTAAGTGATGGTGAACCGATCTGGCACGTCGGTCACTACGGCGCCCGTGATGTCAAAGCCTGCGACGCTGCACCCTGCCAGCTTAAGGCGGTCGTCCTTAATGAACTTGTGCTGCTCTGCAAACTTGAGCGTGACGACGCCACCTGTCCGGGCAACGGAGGCAATGGCCTGTGGGAACCACATGGTGGCGAGCCGGAAGTAGTCCGCGTCCAGAGTCTGCGAAGTTGAAGCCACAGTGCGGTAAAGGCGGATACCACGGATGAAGTTGTCACCGGCCGGTGGTGCGGTCGGGAGACCGCTGACAGTAACGATCTGACCTTCCTTGATGAAGATCGCCGTCGATGGCTCCGAGCCGATCGACTCCTCGTCCCACGGAGTGTACCACGTGTAGAGGTAGTTGCGGGACTGGACCAGCCCGCCAAGATCGACCCTGCCCGCCGAACTGGTGGTCGTAGCTACCTGCGCCCCGGGAGAGAAGTAGGTCAGCGTGGTGGGGTTTATGACTGTAGCCGTCGTGGTGATGTTAAGGTCTCGAATGTCCCAACGGCAGTCGCCGGTTGCGGCGCCGGACACGGTGTCGATAACTGTAAAGGTGTTGGTGCCGGTCACTGTTACTGTGTAGGAGTTGGTTGTCGCACCACCAGTGGTGAACTCAATGTAGATGCGCGTGCCGGTCACAAGCCCGTGGTTGTTGATCGTGACGGTGATCGTCGTGCCAACTCGGGCGTAAGTCCCTGTCCGGTAAGAGAACCCGGACACGGTGATAAGGGCGCCGTCCTTGAGGTTGTGCGGTGTGGCCGTTACCAAAGTGACGTTGCCGCCCCCGTCGCGGGCGAAGCTCGCAGAGGTTACCGTGGAGAATGACGTGGGTGTGGCCGTGGTCGTCGTCGTGGGCAGCGGAAGCCCCAGATCGTAGTACCCACCAATGGCTGGGTACGGTTCGAGACCGGCTGTTGCCAGAGCGTAGGTACTGACCTTGGGTTTGCCGTCGCCCGTAAAGTAGAACCGCTGCTCGTCAAGTTCATCCGCAGCGGGCGTGACGATGTCGATCTCGTTGGCCCATGTCAGCCACTTGAGTTCGTCCGTGTCCGGATCACGCAGTGCATAGAGCGTGCGCAGCACACCGGTACGTTCGGCGTTTGCGTAGACCACGGGTTCAGGGATAGGGATAAGATCGCCAGAGTAGAGTTTAACATCGCGCGCAATCTGCGCTGCAGTCCCCGGGAGTAACTCCGGGGAGACACGCGGTAGCGTACCCTTGAACTCGGCGATCTTAGTCGTTGTCACTTCTTAGCGGCCTTCTTCATGCACTTGCCCATGGCGGTGCACTTCTTGGGGTTGGGGCAGCCCGGGCAGGGCTTGAACTTAGGCATCGGCGCTTTCATTTGCAGAACTCCGTTCGCTTTTCGTTATGCGACGTCACATCCGCCAACAGCGACGGATCGTTCGCTGCCAACCAGTCTACCACGTTGTCGCTGCCGTAGTATAGCATTTCTGTCCAGACACACTCATCTGTCGGGGTTACGCACCCAGACACGAGAACGGCGCTTGAGATCGTCAGTGCTAAGAGCTTCGACTTCATTCTCGATCTCCTTCGCTTGGAGCACAGTGGCAAGGTTTTTCTCCGCCTGCGCCACTTTGGTGTCAGACTTGGCGGCGTTCCTGCCGCCAAACCAACTTGCTGCCAGCGCAAACAGGGCGATAAAGGGCCAAGTCAGCGCACGCCAGATCATGCGCGTTTGGCGTAGATCGACCAAGCCGCAGCAGCCAACGTGGCAACAGCACCACCAATGGTCGTGACAGTCTCAGTATCGACCAGACCTTGGCCGACGAAGTAGCCGCCGACGGCGGCGACGAGGGCGCGAACCACGCCTGCGATTTGTTCACCAGTCATTTTATGACCTCCTGAGGAAAGCGGCCAGAGCCGCGAGAAACCCAGCCTTCGGCGCAACAGGCGCTGGCTGGGGCCTTGCCTTTGCATACCAGCTCGGCACGGAGAACCCCGGGCAAGCCTTGGCAGCATGTTGGTTGTGACCCGAGATCGTCTTGATCGTCGGGTGGGTCTTTAAGAGCTTGACCAGCAGCTCTTGCAGCGCCTTGTCCTGCGCAGGCGTGAAGTTATCCGCGAACTGGTCATCGGCCGAGGAGCCATGCCCACCGAACAATGCGATGCCGATGGTGCCAATGTTCTTGCCCTGCGTGTGGGTGCCGACTTGATCCAGAGGACGACCCACCACTGTGTGCCCGTTGCGGTCGATTAGATAATGGTAGCCGATGTCCTTCCAACCGCGATCCTCGACATGCCAGCGCCGCACCTCGGCCACCTTCTGGGCTGTCGTGCGCGTAGCCCACCACTCAGGGCGGGTCGCCGTGCAGTGGACGATGACCTCGGTCAGCGGTCTCATTTGCCCACCTTAGAGATGAGCGACTTTATGTCGTCGCGGATTTCGGCCAACATCATGTTGGTATCTTCGCGTGACTGACGAGACGCCTCAAGGTCTTCGCGGCGCTGGTTCCACAACCGCTTGATCTCTTTGGTGTTCTCAGCACTCCCGGCCTCAAGCCGCACAAGCCACACAACAATTGCGACAAGACTCACGGCCACTGGCCAGTATGCGAAAATACCTTCCATCACGCCCCTCATTAGTGCCGGTCTTTGTCTTCACGCCCAAGGCGCACGACGACAGTACCAGAGGTGAACGCGCCTGTCTTCACCCCAACGCGGTACCACATGAACTCTGGCTCGAAGCCCACGCCTTCGGAGTTTGCGGTGTACGTGTTTACATCTACCCATGTCGAGTTGTCGATGCTGCGCTGGACTGTGACGGTTGCCGCCCACGTGCCCGAGATGGACAGGTTGAAGTACCCCTCCAACCGTTCGGCTGTTGTGAAGGTGTTCTCGGCGGTGATGCTCGCTGTTGCGATCGTGGTCATGGCGGTGCCTCCTTACGAAATGATGGTGTCCCGGAATACCGGGCCGATGATTGATCTATATCCAGCAGTGCTAGACACCACTTGCAGGGAGGCGTTTAGGACGCGCTCGTCGTAATATTCAACCGCCTCAAGGTGGCCGTTGAGGTAGTTGGTGCCATCGCTGCCAAGGCGGGCCTGCGTAACTACAGGGATTGTCGCCACACCATCGAGGACAGGAGTGCCGCTGTTCAGGCTCGCAGCGCAGTTGTCAGTCGCCCAAGCCCCTGCAAGGCGGTAGCTGGTGTTTGCCGCGATGGTGCCAGCGTCGATCTGAGCCTGATCGGTTGTAGCTTTGATGTAAAGCTCTGGGTTCGTCGTGTTGCCACGCAGGGCGATGATATTGTCTGCCGTGGCGTCGTCAAACTGGAGCAAGGTTTGTATGCCTGCGACAGTAGACTGACGGGCGCGAACCAGCGCAGAGCCTTTGCCAGTTTTCCAAAGGTTGTCGAAGTTTGCCCCCGTGATGGTGGCAACGTCAGCGTTTCTTGTCAGTGCGGTCGTTGTCGTAGGGATGACGCTGGTGACAGTTGCGCCGTTCTCATTCTGAACGCCATAAACATCAACAGCATCGCCGCTTGTTGCAATCTTGATGCCAATGTTCGGCTGAGCAAGTGTGACTGACGGGATGGAGACACGTGTCCACCCAGAAGTGACCGGAACAACTGTCTCGACCACTTCAAAAAGAGACACGTTGTCGATGGTCAAAGCACCCGAAGTCGCAGCAGAAGTTACCCACAGGTCAATGATGTTCCGTGTGCCTGCGGCTTCTGACGAAAACGCAAAACGATGCGTCCCAACCGCAAGGCTCAGAGTGATTAAGGGTGGGCCAACCACGCTGTTCCCGGTGAACGCACCGACTCTAAGTTCGCCTGCGTTTAGCGTGTTTGAAACGACGGTGTATTCCAGAACATACGTTTTCCCGTTTGTTACAGCAGTCGAAGTGGTGTTTGACATTCCACGATTTGCGCTTTGCGCTGTATATGTTGCCGTCCCCGCCACGGTGTCGATTGCCCAACCAACAGCCGTTGACCACCCGGTCGCAGACGAGAAATTCCCATTGACTGCAAACTCTGATCCAGTTGGCTCGCTCTGGGAAAGCAAGATGTCGCCTGTTCCGGTGCGCCGTTTGATGTAAAGAGATGTTGCAACAGGACCAGACGCAGCAACAATGCGCTGCCTAAAGAATGCGTTGTTCGCTGTTGCAGTGATGGTCGTCGCGCTGTTGACCACGTTGTTTGGCCCAGTCGCGGTTGCCACATTGGCATTCCTCCTGACCCATTCCGCAGCGCCAAGGGTATTTGATTGGATGACGCGATTTGTTCTTGCTTCTTCAATCAGAAGCCCTTTGGGTGCCAGCGTGACTGGGTCGTGGTCAAAGCGCGGTAGATTAGCGTTCACCGTCTCAATGAACCCGCTGCTGTTAATGCGGGTGGCAGTGTTCAGAGCGCGGCTAATCGAGATGCGAGGATCAAGGGAACCTGCAAGGAAGTCTGATGCAAGGCTTGGCTGCACCGAGGTTCTGGAAAAAATGCCGTGCATCATCAGACCACCTTTACTGTGCCAGTGTCATTCCAAAGGTCGCCAGCACTCAGGCCAGCGGATGAGGTTGGCAAAGAGCCGACGTTGTAACTTGTCGTGCGGAACTGCGTCGGAACAGTCGTTTCCAAAACCCGGTTAGACTGTCCGAGGACGTTGGCAATCCGCAACATATCCGTCGTCCCTGCGTGGTTGTTCCCGAAGACTGTGATCTGGTCGATGGTAGCCGTTCCAGCAGTGCTAGTGTTGTCAAGCGTTCCGGCCCGCGTTTTGACGACTGCGTTCTCTATGACGTTCCCGATCAGCGCCACAGACTTGACGATGGAAAAGAACATCTCACCGCACTCCGACAAGAAGTTGTTTTCGATGCGGAAATGCCCCCTAGCGAACGTTAGCGAGAACGAAGCGTTGGTGATCGCAGAGAAAAAGTTTCCCGAAACCTCTGCATAGCCATTGTTCAGCGCAACGGCACGGTCGCATTCCGTGATGAAGTTGTCATTGATCGTAATGCGAGGTGAGTTAGAATTGGCCTCATAGTAAAATCCAGCATAGGCATCGCGGATTGAGTTTTCCTCCGCAGCCACAGCTTCCCCGCGCACCACATGGATGCCGTTGTTTGCCGTGCTGACGCGGTTTTTCTCAATACGAAGGCCCGTTGCAGCCGCTGCCGAATCTGGCTGCACGAGAACACCAGCGGCGCGATCGTTCAACGAGGCCTTCTTCCGCAGGTTCAAAATCGTGTTGTCTGCGATGGTGATGTATCTGGCAGCCTGCACCAAGATGCCGACGTAGCCATGCGTTGCGGACAGGTCATCCCCGCTTAGGATGTAGTTATCTCGGCAAGTCGAGAAGTCAGCATCAAGCGGGAGGTTGTAACTGTTTGGGCCGCCTGTGGATGTTGGGTGACCGATTGTGATCCCAGAAATTGCAGACTCGTCAACGGTGTTTCCAGAAATGACGCACTGCTTGCTGTTTACGCCGATCGAGGAGACGCCAGCCCAAGTCAGCCCTGACCTATTGTTCGTAATTCGGTAGGACTGCCCGGCAACCGTTTCAATGCAAGTTCCCGCTGACACAGGAATATAATTACCATCGACGATGGTCATCTCGCACTCAGCAGACCAGAATAGGCCGACATTGGTTCCATAGTTGTTTGAGAACGAGCAGTTTTCCGAGCGAACGAAAAACACCACTTGGCTTCCGTTGTTGTTCCCAATCGTCTGCTGGTCGATAAACTGGCAGTTGGTGACCTTGCAATTCCGGGCGTCTTCGAAGCGGACAATGTTGATCTCAGAGACTAGCATTTGGCCAGCACTCAGGGTGCTGCCATCACGGTTTACTTGGAACGTAAAGCCATCAATCAGGATGTTTTCGAAGCTGATTGATCCCGTTCCGATGCGCCACAGAATAGTCAGCGGGCGAGCCGTGATATTGACAGTTGAGAACACACCGTAGAAGCGGGTGATGCCTCCAGTGTAGTTCAATGGGTTGACGCTGATCGTGCATCCGTTGCCGAGCAAAGAGACATTCGTCTTAAGGCGGATCAGACCGGAAACGAGATAGGTCTCTCCATTTACAAAGCTGACCGTTCCACCACCTTGGGCATCGACAGCATTGATTGCGTTCCGAATGGCCACAGTATCATCTGTGATCCCATCACCGACAGCGCCGAAGTCTTTGACCGACACGAAGTCACGGAGGCGGGATTGGACGGTGCGGGTGACAGCGCCCGTGCTGCCTTGGGTGTAGCCTACTAGAGACGAACCAGAAGCAGCGGCGATGGCTGCGAAATCAGCCCCCACTTCCTGCAACGCTGCCTCTACTGTCGTTCCGGTATAGTACCCACCGGCGTCGGCGATGCTGATCTCCGCAGCTTGGTCGTGCTCATCGACGAGGTCGTTCACCGTGGCCGCGTTCACCCGCATATCGACCCGAGCACCCGCTTGGAAGCTGGCGGCCGAGGAGCCGTCCTGCGCCCGCACAACAGTCAGGGAATTACTAACCCGGGCCGTGACCTTGATGATCTCAGTCGTGCTTGCGGGGGACACCAGCGTGGCGTAGAAGTACTCGCCTGCCGAGAGGGCAGGAAACTTGCTCCCGTCAGCCACAACGATGGCTGTGTCCGAGGCGGTAGCCCCAGTGGCCAGTGTGCTCGACGCGTTGTTCTTCAGAATGACCGGCATAGCGTCCTCACAGCAGAAGGAAGTCGATGGAGTCGAGATACTCTTGCGCGTTGCCCGCAAGAACCCGAAGCTCAAAGCGGCTATTAGCCGCGAAAGGAACCGCCAGAGTGCCATCCTGCCCCCTCACCGCCGTCATGGTGTCGTCGGTACGGGCCGTGACCTTGACGATCTCGAAGTTGTCGTTGATGTCCTGCAGGGTCGCCTTGAAGTACTCTCCCGCTCCGAGCGTAGGGAACAGCGCACCTGTGCCGGCCGTTACGACAATCGTCGTATCCGTATTACTGATCCGCGCAGTCGTCGTCGTGGTGGCGTTGTTGCTGAACTTGGGCGTTGCCATTGTCTACCTCACGCAAACTTAGGGGCGGAGGCGACCATCGTCCCCCGATAGTTACCAAGGTTGGCACGGGCCCGACGCTCAGTGAGCGTGAACAGCCCCTGCTTGGCGTGGTACGACGCCAGCTCTCTGTCGCTCCAAGCTACACCCGGCATGACGAGCAGATGCTGCAACGTCGAGTGCACGATCACTTCTTCGAGGTCGTTGAAGATCGTAAGGTCCATGCCGGCCGCAGTGCGTGTCGGCTTCAATGCGTAGAACATACGCATAGCATATGGCTTCTCGTCATCCGGCAGCGGCAGAAGGATGTACTTATCCGGCGTGAGCTGGGTCACAGCCCGCGGCTCGGATGCCAAAGCAACCACCGCCTCGGGCAGCACAAACGGCTCGTTGTCGTTGAACAGGTTCTCGTTGTAGTCGAAGGTGTTGTACGAGCCGGGTGGTGTCAGGCTCCAGAGTACAGACGGGTCCTCGCCACTGTATAGGTCGGCCCACTCAGGGTATTGATACAGCGCCTGCTCCAGCGTCAGCTTGTGCATTGGGCGGTCGTTGACCAGCGCGTCGAACAAGACATGGACCTCAGTGTCCACAGGCTTGTCGTAAACGTACTCGTGCACCCCCGGGAGCAGGTTGAACCGCGGCTGGGTGTAACGCCATGCGAGCGTGCGCTCGCAGACCCGGATCGCTGCGTCGCGGATGTGTTGGATCGCCAAGGGCTGAGGGCACCCGGGCACGTTGGGCAGGACCTTAGGCAAGAGATCAGTGAACGCGCGAGTTGGCATCAGATCACCTCACCCTTATCCATACCGGCCTGCTTCGTGTCGGTTATCTTGCGGCCCTGCAGAGTGGCGCCGAGTTGCTGGGTGAAGCTGTCGTAGAACAGCTTGGCCCGGCCGGAGTCCACATGCTCATCGTCGATCGACTGGGCCAAGAACACGGTGCCATCCACAATGACAGGAAAGTACACGTCCGAGATCACCGAGATCGTGTCACCAAGCGCGTAGTCCACCGGGCTCTTGGCGTACTCCCCGACGAGCACAACCCCAGCTGCAGGGCGGGGGTAGAGGAAGTAGCGATCCGGGTTCTTGACGTGTCGCATGAAATTAACTGGCGTGCCGGAGGTTTCCGTCATCCAATTGGGGTAGTTCCGGTTCATCGTCTCCCGGTCAACCTCGTTGATCGCCGCGCCGTTCTTGACTTGGAAGATGTCGAGGAGGCGGATGGCATCAACAGGCAGTGACTGAACCGCAGAGTCCGCGGTGGTCGGGATGTCGACGATGTCGGAGAACAAGTCAGGCCGCAGGATGGCCATGCGCTTGAGCGTCTGGTTGACATAACCAAGCATGACCGCATCGCTGTAGCGAAACGGAGCGAGCGTATCTTGGACGATACGCCGAACTTCGGTTATGACCTCCGCTGGTGTCATTCAGGCAAGCCCCTTGATGCGTCCGCCGACAACTCGGGCGAAGTATACACAGGTGGCTCGGGGATGTCATCAGTTGAAAGTTCAATTCGCTTGGTGCGGCGCTTGGCCTTCTCAACCACCGAGGCCGGCGCAAAACGCTCCGGGTATGCTTCCTCCTCGGTCACTTCTTCGCACTTGGGGTGCCGGGCTAGGATTTCGTTCCACTCGTAGATGAAGCCATCGGCCTTGTTCCGTAGGTACCGCATTACTTCTTACTCCCTGTTTTGGTCACACCTTTGATGGTGCCCTTGTTTTCGGCGGCGTAGAATACGCTCGTGCCCTTCTTCTTGCCGTACTGCTGTTGCATAGCAGTCTTGATCTTCTTACCCTTGGCGTTCAGTGGCATGTCACGTCCTCTTGCCTGATGGTTTGACCGGCCACGACTTACGCGCTGGGCCCGTCTTCTTGCTCGCCATGGCGCGCTTCTCTGTTGCGCTCATCTTTGCAGCAGCGGCGGCGGGACGACAAGCTGGATAGGCACGCGAGGACTTCTCAGACCCGGAGCGTCCGCACTCCTTGCCGGTCTTGACGTCAACCCACTTCTCACCAAACCATTTGCCGAGCCCCCCCTTGCTCATTTCTTCACCCGATTGTCCGGGCCGCTCCACCCACCGCCGCGCTTCTTGTACTCCTTGGCAGCCCACGCGTTGGCGTAGGCAGAGGGGTACACATCGAACTTGGCCTTAGCTGCAGCTTTGACCTTGGACCAGAGTGCGGGGTTGGTGGGTTTGGGGCTCGCCATTACCACTTCACCTTATGCGACCAGTACCGAGCCGACAGTTTGTCTGGACTGGCATCCTGTGCGTTGTGTCGGGCGTAGTACGATTTTTTCCGAGCTTTATCTTTCTCGCTCGTCGGGTTCTTCCCAGCGCCCGTGACGCCCTGCTGCCCAAACCGGATCGTCTTGATCTGGTCGCCGCTTTTAGCCACAACGACGTGGCTCTTGGTGGGATGGCTGGGCGTGCGTTTCGGCTGATTGAATCCGCTCACACCAGCGCGCTCAAGACGAGGGTCTTTGGCCATTACGCAATCCTTTCGGCTACAATGATGGCAGAGGGGATAGCCGGTACAGCAGGCGGACCTGCGGCAGCAGCGGTGTGGTCAAGAGTTACAGCGACGTTTTCTGGAAGCCAGAGAACCTGTACGTACTGTCCTGCGGTCACGGTGACGTAGAAGATGATCTGGAAGAAAGTGTTACCGCCATCGGCAGCCTTGGGCACCGTCACCTTAGTCGCCGACCGATCTATGTTGGTGCCGTTCAGGGCCAGCCACACAGTGGTGTCGTGGTCATTGCTGTCAGAGTTTGACAACTGCAAGTTCGGAGCGACCATGTAGGTACCAGCCGCGGCGAAGGTCAAGCGCGTTAGATTGGTCCCGTCAGTGACCATGGTAATGCCGGCGCCAGACACTTCGGTCGTGCCGAACTTAACCGGCGTAGCTGCGGTCGTGCTGCCCGTCTGGTCTGTGATGTCAGAGAACGCAGCAAATGCACGGCCGGTAATCGTGGCATACGGCACCTTGCCACTCAAGACGTCGATGTTTGTGACGTTGACCTCGCCCGTGCCCTTAGGTGTAATGTCGATGTCGATGTTGGTGTTAGTGCCGTCTGCCAACAAGGTATTGTTGGTCAGCGTCAGCCCGGCCGCAGCTGCAGATGTGAAGAACGAATCCGACGTGATCGCAGTGATCCCGCTGAAGCTACCGGTGAACACGACGCCGGAAACCGTGCCGCCCGTTATGGAGACGCTGTTCGAGTTCTGAGTGGCAATGGTGCCCAACCCGAGGTTGGTCCGTGCACCCGAGGCGTCTGAGGCGCCGGTGCCGCCATCGGCGATGGCGAGGTCGGTGATCCCTGCGATGGTGCCGCCGGTAATGGCTGCCTTAGCGATGGCGACAGAGCCGGTCCCGTTGGGGGCCAGCGTGAGGTTACCGTTCGTGTCGAGCGTGCGGATGGTGTTGCCGTCGAACTGAACGTTGTCCACCGAGGCAGAGCCGGTCCCGACCTTGAGCGCCGTGCCCACACCAGTCCCGCTGTAGACCGTTTTCTCCGCAGCCTCAGGACCGCCGTCCACGTGCAGGACTTGGTCGAAGGTGTCCTTGATCTTTTGCGTCGTCAGGTTGGTGGCCATGGTGGTTGTTCCTTACAGTAGGATCGCGGGCAGTACGACTGTAGCACCTAAGGCTGTTGCGATGAAGTCCCTGTGCGTTGGTGGGTATTCTGTGTCGTTAGGGCCATTACCCGACAAACCTATTCCTGTAAGCATCGTACCGAAGCGTAATGGACTTGATATTGTTGTCGAGAGCATAGTTCCCGCCCTGCAAGACGATATTCCCAGCCGCAGATCGCACGGTGATGGGGTCTGTCGCTCCAGCCTGCGCGTGGATGGTAACTTCAAACCCAATTGGGAACCGCTGAGACCCGTCAGCGGCAATAACCGTGTCAAGGTTTGCACCGGCGCCAGTGCCGGATGAAAGCGCCCACACCCCAACGCCCACTAGCGTTGCCGTAGCCCCAGACATCGTCACGGCATTGTTTTGCAGGATCGGCGCGGTTGAATAGCCAGAGAATTGATTGGTGCTTCTGATCTCAAAGTTTTTGATGCGCGTTGATGCGTTTCCAGCCCTAATGTTGTATGGAAGCGTGCCGCCGTTTTGAACAAACGTGCAAGCATCAATGAGCATCCCATCCACATCAGCGACGAGAATATGCTCGTTTGCGGAGTAAATTGACCCAAACCTGCACCCCTGCACGACGTGGGCAGCGGCGCGATTTGTTGCAACATTCAACAGCGGGCGCGCGTTTTCAAAACCACACCCGATAAGGACGACTTGTTTGCCTTCGCTGTAAAGGCCGGCACCATCAAGGCCAGCAGCAACCCTAGTCTGGTTTGCGTTAAAGATGGTCTCAATAAACGTGATACGGCTCGGGCTTTGCGTTGATGCCTGAGTTGTCAGGGCTGCGTTGTTTCTGGTTCCTGATCCAGTTCCACCATTCTGGGTGATAGATGAGGCGATGCACGACGCCTCAAGAACAGTTCCCGACAAAGACAGGCCCTCATCCACGCAGAAAGAAATCAGAACGTCATCAAGGTGAAGGCGCTGGACAAACGGGCCAGCCGTTGAAGTCCCGACAGCCCGTAAGCCATACCGACCGCAATCTACAATATCAAACTGCCGCAGAGTGATCGTGTCCACAAAGGTAGCGCCAGACGGTGAGAGAGAGATGCCGTCCTGCGCTGCCATAGCTAGGTCACCAACAATTTTCGCATTCTCAAATGTGATGCGGACTGTGGAGCTGTCAGTCGGAACCCTAAATACCGCAGCGTTGGTAGCAGGCGAAAAGATGGTGTTTCTGCGGCTTGCACCCTTAATCCAAACGTCCGAACGAATGATGACGTTGAAACGGTAAACGCCGACCGGGAATGTCAGAGGACCAAGCCGCTCGGTGCTTTGGCTGATGAAGTCGATTACCTTTTGAACCACAGTGGTCTGGTCAAGCACGTTGCTTGGAACAATGCCCCAAGCGGCTGCATTGAAGCCACCATCTGCTCCTGTTTTCGCATAGAGCTTCACACCGCCAGCCGTTGTGACGTGCTGGTCGGTGGCCCCGGATGCTGCAACCTCGTAGGCAAACCCTTCCTCACGCGTCTGTACGACGTCGCCCGTAGCGGCCACGAGTGTCGTGTCGGCGAGCAGTGCAGCCACGTCTTTGAACCAGTGCAGCCGCGAGGCATCAGACCCCTGCAGCGTGTTGGTCGCACTGTCGATCGTCTTGTTGGTCAGAACTCCCGAGCCTGCCAGTGTGGCGAAGTCGCCATCGGTAAGCGCGGTGTTGAACTGGGCGGTCGTGCCCGTGATGGTGTTGGACCCGAGAGCCATGGTCTTATTCGATAAGACCTGCACATCAGCCTGCATACCCTCAGCCAGCTGCGAGCGCGAGATGCGCTTGGTCTCGCTGGCCGTTGCGTCGAAGATCACGAGATCGTCGTTATTGGCGCTGTTTGCGCCAGAGAGAGCCGTGAGGTCTGTGATCCGCTTGCCGGGCATGGGCGTGTCCTCTTGTGAGTGTAGCGAGGCCCCGAAGGGCCTCGCAGTTATTAGACAAGGACGTAATCGAAGATCACGTCGATGTGCGTTGCAGTCGTCACGTTGCTGCCAGTCTTGCCTACGGTGACGGCCGTACCCGCGTCGTTTGCGGTGTAAGACGCACCATCTGCAAGGACAGCCGCACCAGTGCCACCATCGGTCAGCACCGTGCTCTGCGTCAGGTTAGCCTGAGCAAAGGCAACGAGCTTACGTCCGGTGGACAGCGTGCCGAGTACATCCACTGTGGTCACAGCGCCAGCAGCACCACCAACGGCGATAGCTTTGCACGACACCATGCGGATGGACTTGCCAGCAACGGCCGGAACAAGCGTGGCACCAGCGTTGATCTCAGCGATCGTAAACCGCTGACGCACGTTCTGGACCATGCCGGTAATCGACACAGTACCCGTTACGGTCAGCGTCTGCAGAGTTGCATTGCCGCTGTTGATCCGCACGTTGTCCTGCGAGATACCTGTATAGACACCCATCTTATCCTCCTGAGTTGGAGGTAGGGGCCGAAGCCCCTACCGTTAGGCCGACGGGATTTCGCCGAGTTCGGCGCCCATGTTCACCACCGCCAGAGAAACCTTCACACGAGCAGCGTCAATGCTGGCCGAGTTCAGGGTCATCAGGACGTTGGTATCGACTGCGCAGTAGTAAGCTGCAGCATCCGCGTAACCACCGGTGGTACCGACAGCGGCGTTCAGGTCGAAACCATCCAGCCAGAAATCGGTGGTGCCGCCGCCGATGCCGACGTCGATGTTAGCTGCAGCGCCTTCGGCGCGAACAACCGTACCAACACCGGACAGGACAAACGAGCCCTTCGGCAAGACAGCGATGACCAGCGTGTCGCCCGACCCCAGCGCAGCAGCGCTGGCGGCGGTGCGGGCAGCCGCGATCTTAGCGAAATCGAGGTCGATCTCGGTGACGCTAACGCGGTCTGCGCCGTTGGCGGTGAAGCCAGCCGAGTTCTTGTAGAACCCGAGAGAGTCAGTGTAAGCAACCATGATCTGGTCTCCTTATGCGAACTGGACGACGGCTTGCGCCAGCGCCTCAGGCTTCGTGACTTTGTAGCCGTACACCTGCAGGCCGCGCACGATGTTGCCGAAGGTGGACTGGGCACGGATAGTTTCCATCTCAGTCATCTGCGACGCGAAGGTGAAGCCCATCTTGTGACCGGCGATGATCGAAGTCTTGCCGGACGAGACGTTCAGGTTGTGCGACACGTAGAGGGTGAAGCGGTCGATCATGCCGAGACGGCCGTTGCGGACCGGGCTGGTGCTGTCGCCGGTCAGCGAAGCATCCTTGAGTTCGGACTTCTTGATGAGACCAGCCATGCGGGCCGGGATCACAAGGTAGCGGTCCGACTCCGGCACGTTGGCCTCGTCGAGCACGGTGCCCATGTCAACGATCAGGTCGACAACCGGAGTGGTGGCCGATGCGCCGTCCTTGGTCACGGTCAGCGGCGAGCCGGTCGTGCCGAGGTTGAACGCTGCCGACTGCTGACCAGCAGTGGCACCCTTGTTGGCTGCGGCGATGTCCGGCAGCATGTCGGTCAGCACGCGCTGGTCGATCTTCACCTTCATCTGCTCGGAAGCGTCTTTCGACCACATGTCCATCAGCTTGATGTCCGACTGAACACGGTCGATGTCGTCTTCGATGCAGGAGAAGTACTCACCTTTGTCGATGAGCAGCTGCAGCTTGGGCGAATCCGGGTTCTCGACGACAAGGTTCTGACCCTTGACGTACTCACGGATGGTGATGTTGGGCTGGGTACGGATGTTAACCGTATCGCCCATGCGGCGAATTTCGCCTTCGTAGTCGGTGTTCGAGATCGCCGACAGCACGGTGGCGTCGTAGAAGTTCTCGATCAGTTTGCCGGACCAAATCTCGGGAATAAAATTCCCCGAGTAGTCGGGACGGCCGGGAGCAACGGGATAGGCCATGTGGTGTCCTTTCACTTAGCCAGTTTATGTTATGCGACCTTCGCGCTGTGCGGCGAAGATGTCGCGTTCGATCCGGTCACGCTCCTGCTCACGACCCTTATACAGACCTTTGCGCACGTCGTCAAAGAACTTGGCAACGTCCGTCCGGTTGTATGCCTTGGCCTCATTGGCAGTCATGCTGCT